ACACCTGCAATTCCATGACATAGAAGAGTATTTTCTTGTTACACTTATTTTTATGCTTGTGTTACATTGTGTTACGCTTCAGCATGACCCCCTCCCTGTAATTTTGCCACGCGGTGTCTACGACGAGCCCCCGCCGGTGTGAAAACCCCCATGTTGGAATTTCCAGCATAGGGGGGGACCTCCAACAGCAGAAGATGTTCGCATTTTTTATCTTCACCTGCGTCCCGCAAAAATTTCCTTGACCGTGTATCCCGCACCCCACGCTATTGCGGCTTGCGTTTCACTTGCAAAATTCAGGATTCTATGCTATACTGACGCTGTTCCCGGTTTCGCAATTTCCGGGCAACACAAAGCGGCCGCTCCACACGATGGAACAGCCGCTTCTTTTTGTGCCTTATTCGTTTTCTTCCCGCTGATACTTGTCCGCGCCCTGATCCGTCTTGTCCCGCAGCACTTCCAGCAGCTTCCGCAGGAACGCCGGAACAGGCAGCCCCATCAGCCCGCAGTTCTCGATGATCGACAGTGCCTCATTCGCGATATAGAACAATGCCGCCGCCGTCTGGCAGCTCTCGCCCGTGCCGATGACGTACCTGTCCACCAGCGCCGCCACCAGAATCAGCACCCAGATGAACATTTTCCGCGCAAGACCAATGAAGCCCGCCGTGCTGGGCAGCCGCCCGCCGTCCGTCTTGGTGCTGCGTCCCAACACCGCGCAGACAAGTCCGCTGACGTAATCCACCACGTTCAGCGCCAGCAGGCACGTCAGCGCGCCTGTCCATGCGCCGCCAACCGCGCCCGCAATCGCGCCTACCGCCGCCGAAATCCACTTAATCACATCATCCCACCGCATTGTTCAGTACCTCATCCAATACTTCCAGCGCACTTCTGAGACTATCCCGCAGCGCTTCCAGCTTCGCCCGCCACGCATCCGGCTCTTTCGTAGGCATATCTCCATCCGGCTGCTTCTGTGCCGTATCCAGCGCTGCCCACGTTGCTGTGCCGCAGATACCGTCTACCGTCAGCCCCTTCGCCGTCTGGAACGCACGCACCGCGCCCTCCGTCGCGCTGCCGAACACACCATCCACCGCGCCGACATCGTAGCCCCACGCTGCAAGCATCGTCTGAAGCTCTCTCACCTCATCGCCGCTTGCGCCTTTCCGCAGTGTCTTTCTCACCTTGATTCGCCCCGCTTTCTGTATTTCGTCCGCCGAGTACAGACCGACCGGCACGGCGTAATGCGTCCAGCCCTGTCCGATGCTGCCGGTCTGCACACCAGCACTGCAATGGATAACCTGTCCTCTGCCGATGTGCATCCCGGTATGTTCCATCTTGTTTCCGCTTTGGCGGAACAGGCAGCAGACCACATCCGGCATATCCGCGATTTTTCCGCGCACTGCCCAGTTGGAAATGGTGTTGTACTGGCTCGTTGCGCCACCTCCGGCAATCTCGATGCCGACCTGCTTCAGCAGCCAGTGCGTGAAGCCGCGGCAGTCATACGCCAGTGCGCCTTGCATCCAGTGCAGCTTGTCCCGCCGCCATTCAGCACCTGGCACTTCTTCGTGATGTTGCTCGCGTGCGACGGATTGAGCCGCGCATACTTTCGCCGCAGCTCCGGCGTGCAGGGGCTGCCCCACGCGCCGTAGACATACGGGTCGCCCAGATGTTCCTGGGCAAGGCTGATGATCGTTGATGCTTTGTTGTTCATGCACTCACGCCTCCGTCTGTTCCACCCACGCCTGGCATTCCGCCATCGTGTACGCGCCACGCAGCACCTTGAAGCTGTGCAGCGTGCCGTCGAAAAATCTTCCGTGCGTGCCGTCCGACTTCTGGTAGCCACCAATGAGCAGCGAATTCGCAACCGCCGCCGTGTAATTGCTGATGGCAGCAGATGTCGCGCTGCCCGCGCTGGAATAGTAGTACCAGTTCGCACCGTCCACCACCAGCGCACAGCGCAGTTTCTTCCCCTTCATGTTGGATGTCATTTCCAGATGCGAGCCGTACATGTTCGCTTGCAGGACGAAGTAGTCGCCGCAGACATGAAGAACGAAACCGGGCCACGGGTTCGATTCCTCCATGCAGTGCGCCAGCACGCAAGTTTCGCCCGTACTGTCATTCGTCGTCATGTTCTGCCCGCCTGTCACGTCGAACAGGAAGGTGTACTTCGGCTTCGTGCTGATGTTCTCAAAGAGCTTCAGCCCCGTGTCGATGATGCTGTCCGTTCCTGCCGTGAAAACCGTTTCCTGTGGCAGTTCATACAGAACAGACAGCGCGGCTTTTGTCACCACCACCGCGCACGTCGCGCTGACGCTGCCGACCGTCGCCGTGATGGTCGCATTGCCAGCCGCCGATGCTGTCACCTTGCCAGTGTCAGAAACGCTGACAATGCCGGATGGCGATACGCTCCACGTTACCTTCTGCGTTGCGCCGCTTGGCGTGATGGTTGCCGTCAACTGCGCGGATTCGCCTGTGTCCATCGTGAGACTTGAACTCGATAGCGCAATGTTCGTCGCCGCGACTTCGCCGTATGTTCCGTCCAGCCAGCCTTGGCACTGCGCCTTCGTCCATAATCCGCGATACAAGCGGAAATTGTGCATCGTACCCTTCCAGAAGCGCCCGTGATTTCCGCTCGCGTCCTGATAGCCGCCAATCAGCAGATTTTTCGCCACGTTGCAGTATGCACTGCTGACGCTGATGTCCGTCATGGACGTGTCGCCATCCTTCGGCGCGTATGCGTAGGTCGAGCCGTCAATGCGCACGGCAATCCGCATTCGCTTTCCGTTTGGCTTCCAGACGATGGAAGAATCATTGCCAAACACAGCAAGCCGCAGCTTGGGCGCATTGTCGCTTTGCCCAAGCTTCACCGCAAGAGTGCTGCATCCGAAACGTTCTGATAACGCAGCGCCTCGGCATAAAAAACAGAACACATCTGGATATAGCCGCTCACATCGTCCCGATTCTCCGCACCAGGTACCGCACTTGCATCGAGCTTGGCTTGCAGCTCTCTCACACGCTCTTCCTGCGCATCCGCGTAGTCCTCTGCCTCACGGATTCGCGCTGCCGCCGCATCACGCTCTTTGAGCGCCTTGTAATCCTCCGGCACAACCTCGATAACCTCCGGATTGTTGATGCGGTCATCCAGCTGACGTTCCAGCGCATGCTGGCGTGCGTTCGCTTGCTGCAGGGCATCGCGCGCCTGCTGACAGCTCCGCTTCGCATCCTCTGCCGCTTGCTCTGCTTCCTTCGCTCGCTGTTCCGCCGCCAGCTTCTCACGGACAGCCGCGTCCAGCTGGCGAACACTCAAACGCTGCGCATCGACATCAGCAGCAAAGGCTTCGCGTTCCTCCGCAGGAAGTGCCAGCAATGGCGTAATCTTGGAGAAGTCCAAAAGCGTCAACGTTGACGTTTTTGGAATCTCCCGTGCTGCCAGCATTACCCGCTGGGCCGCGCGCACCGTGAAGCCTGTGTTCACGGCAACCCACTCCTGCCAATGCCCGTGCGACACCAGCTTGGCTTCCTTCGCTTCGTTCAGACAGCGCCCAATTTCCAGCAGTGACAGCGTGAAGCGCTCCCGATGGTCACGGATGCGCATTTCAATCTGGTCAAGGTGAATCTGCTGTTTGTCGTTCAAGCTATGCCGAATGTCGGCGGCTAAGGCTTTCTCCTGCATGGAAATCATGTCATTGCTCATATTTCATCCTCCTGTCATCGCTCTACGTTATCGTTTGCCTCGCGCCTTGCGATTCATATACCAAGTGTGCGTCTTTTCGCGCATCGACGCAGCATAGTCGGGGTTCTCCATCTTCTGCTGATGAAGTGCTCGCCTGTGTGCTCGTTTTGCAAGTTCCTGTTCGTCCGGCTTCGGCCCCGCATGATTGTTGCGCCGTTTGTACTGACCGCTATCGACGGCTCTGTGCATCATGTCCAGCATGTCCTCTGGGTCAATCAGTCCGCCCGTCAACGACACAAACGTTTCTGTGCAGACCCAGTTTTCTACCTCATCAATCGTGTTTTCCGCAGCTCGGTCATGCGGACGCTTTTGCAGTTTTGCAACGGCAGCCGCGTATTCATCCATCATTTCGTTGAGGATTGCTTCGATGAGGTTGAGCGCACCGACAAGGCTGTTGACCGGCAGTTTCGGTCGTTCTTCGCTGCCCATAATATTCACCACCTTTCGCCTTATCTCACAGGAATGGATTGTCTGCATCATCCTGTGCCTCCACGATGCTGAGCTGTTCTTCTTCTGCTTTGACCACATTGCCAGACAGCTTGTCCACGCGCACACGGTCAAGCCAGAGTAGCCGCAGCACGTTCGAGCCAATCCGCTTGGGTTTCGTCGTCTTGTTCGTTGCGCTGTCGCACATCAGAATGCTCTCGTCTTTCAGCTGCTTGAACAGCGCGCGCTTGCCGAGAGGAAACGTCACGCCCTGGTCGCTGTACAGGCGCGCGACGCGGCTATACGCAACATCCGGCAGCAGGTAATAGTATTGCGCGTCGCAGTAGCCGATGGTGCTGGGCGGCGTTGCGCCGCTGTCCGTCATCGTTAAATCGCGTACCGTCGCTTGCTTGCTCGCCAGCAGTTCCAGCACAGCAGACAGGAACATCACGACCGGTCTGTCCTCTTTCGCTTCCTCTGTCTGACGACGGCTGTTGTCCATCACGACATCCCACGCTTGCCGAATCTCATCCTCTACCTGTTCGGGCAGTGCCGCGCCAATGTCCACCATGTATCGCAGCATCATCTCATAGCCGAGCATCACATGCGCGACTGCTTCTGCCGAGCGTCCGTGTGCACCAGTGCTTGCCTTCATTGCCTGCGCACGAAGCCGCACATAGGCTTCCGGCAGTTCAGATGCCAAGTGGTCAGCGCGTCGGCTGAGCCACTCAATGTATTCGCTCATCGCCTTGCGCAAATATCCTCTTTTCGCCAAGTCTTGCATCACCTCCAATTCCGGCGTAATGGCAATATCATCTTTTTCGACGCTGATGATGTAGTAGCGCGCCACGCCGCTCGGCCCAATGTCTGGTGTCTGCTCGCCGGACATGATGGCAAGCCCGCGCGACGGTGTGCTGTCCTCCAGCTTGCGCTCGGCGGTCATGCGCCCGCGGTCGTCGCCGTTGCCGTATGCGCGCGAAAGCGACTGCACAAGGCTTTCCATCTTGCGCCGCTCCTGCATCGACGTTTCCGGATGATAGTCATCCACACATAGCAAGCTGTCTTTGAGAACGAACGCTTTCCGGCGGATGCTGTTGCTCGTGTCGTGGAAGGACGCGGGCAGCGGGTCGGAATAGCCGAATTGCCCGAAGAATGATAGCGTCAGCGCGGTAGCCGTTGACTTCCGAACGCCTGATGACCCCTTAATCCACATCGCGAAGCGCGGCGTATGACCTGCCTGCGCCAGAAATTCGCGCAGCGGCGCAAGAAACGCAATGCCCATCAGCGGAACGGAAACGTGCAGCGCCATTGTATCGCGAAAGTTGTGCGCCAGCGCCATCGTCACGATTCGGTCATCCGGCAAATCGTTGTCGAACGTGTAGCGTGACAGCGCACTTTCCAGCTCCACGCGTACTCCCTCCGCACCGATTGCGCCTCCGGGATGCAGATACGCCCATTTTCCGCCGATTTTCCGCCAACCGACGTGCGTGTATACCGTTTCGCGCACCGCACTCTGGTTGCCGACTTCGGTCATCACATAGCGCAGCTGTTCTTTGATGGTGTTTCCCGGCATGACGTTCGCCGCGAAGTCCCAGTTCTTCAGCACCCAACCCATGCTGCTGAACTCTTCTGCCCGAACAGTCACAGGCGGCAGGGGATGACCCGTTTTTGTCCATCCGCTGATGCCGAAGTACTTTTCGATGTTCACGCCGTCGTCTTTCGTGATGATGTTCGTCGGCAGCGCGACGAAGGTGGACAGCTTGCGCACGCTTTCCTTGCCCATTGCGCAGATGCCGCCGTCGATGATGCAGTACCCCGGCACATCGTCGTAGAGTTCAACTGCCCGTTCATACTGGCTGACCTCCGGCGCGGTTTCCTCCGGCGTTTCTGCCATGAGTTTGTCAAGCAATCGGCGCGTTTCCGACTTGCCAAGCAGCTGCATCATGTCGCTGATATCGCCCTTCGCTGGCAGTTCCGGGCAGACATCCTTGATATGCAGGATGCGGATACTCCGCGCAATGCCGAATAGCTGCTGTGCCACCTTCTGCGCGTGCTGCTCGCCGGGTTCATCGTTGTCCGGGATGATGTATACGTCCGCGCTGCGCAGAAACTCACTGTGTTCCTTGTGCCACTTGCACGCGCCCATTGCGCAGGTTGTGCCGACCAGCCCAATGAGCGCCAGATTGTCCGCGTCCTTCTCGCCCTCGACGACGAAGATGGCTTCACCGGCGGCAATAGCGGCAAGAACGTGCGGCAGATTGTAAATCACCGGGCGCACACCCTTGATGCTCCACCGATACCCGCCGCGCTGACTTGCGTCCGGCACACGCTGCCGGAAGTCCTTCGGCTTGTAGCGGACGACCTCAAAGACGGTTTTTCCCTGTTCATCCGTGTAGGTGTAGACCCGATCCACAACGCGCTTGACCGCTTCTTCCGGCTTTTTCGCTTTCGGAAGTTCGGCAGGCTTTGGCGAAAAAATCTTCGGTGCAGTCGGTTTCGTCACACCCTTTCGCGGTTCGTAGAACAGGTCGCTCATTTTCAGCCCGACCGCCGCCAGAACATCCTCTGTCCGGCAGTTCCGCTGGCATTTGACCTGTACGCCACTTTCACCCGCCTTGATGAGCAGACTGGGATGCGTGTCCTTGTGCGCTGGGCAGAAGCATTCATAGTACCCACTTTCGCCGTTCGGCCCGCTCTTCACCTCGAAGTGTTCAAGCACCTCTTTCAGGTTCATCCGCAGCCCCCTCCTCAGCGTTCGTATTTGTCGTTCATCCGCTTTTTGATGGCACTTTGAACTTCCGTCAGGTCGAACCGCATGGAACGTCCGCCCTTTTCGCAGGGCAGCCACCCATCGGCGACCGCGCGGCGGATGGCGCTTTCGCTCAGCCCGATTCGCTGGGCAAGATCCGCTGTGCTAAGCCCCTTGTCGGCGTACTCTGTCATCAGCAGTGGACAAATCGCGTCGAAATCGACCATCACACGGTTGCCTACCAGCATATATGGATATTTCCCGCTTGTGCAGCCCTGGCGGATCCGCGCTGCCGTGATGCGCAGCGCATGTTCCGCCAACATTGCCTGGCTTGCTTCTCGGCACGTCATCATCTTCATTCTCTCTGCCCTCCCATTGCCGCATCAATCGCCGTGATTGTCTCCTGCATCAGCTTTGTCAGCTCCACGGCCTTCCGCCGTACATGAAGTGCCTCCTCCACTTCGTCCGGTCGGATGCGCCCGTCCAGGGCAAGCGACACAAAGCGCTGTACCGCGCTGTCCGCATCGTGCAGCTGTACCGCCCAACCGAGCGCAGCCGCGCAAAGCTCGCTGCGTTCCGCGATTCCTTCTAACATCAGCGGGCAGATGGTGCGCATATGCGCATTGCGCAGGTCAGGAAGAGCGTATATGCGGCACATACACGCAACAACGTCGCACGGCGGCACAGTCAGCCCGGTTTCGTAGTCCATCAGCGCCTCTGCGCTGACGTGAATCAGGTCGGCAGCGCGTTCACGGCTGGCGAAAATGCGGTTTTTCCGCGCCGCCTCCATGCGCGCTGCGTAGTAAATCGTTTGTTTCTTGCTCATGTTCCCTCCGTTTCCCGCCATTCTTGGCGGAATGCTGTCGCAATTTCCGGGTGTATCAGCGATTCTCTTATTTGCGTTTTGCTGATACGATAGAATTGTATATCGCAAAACCTAATTTGTCAATACAAAAAATCACGAAAATGCAAAAACGCAAACGAAATTGACAGATATTCGATAACGCATTACAATATTTAATGATGGAGGGAAAAACAATGGAATTGTTCTCCAAGCGCTTGCGCACGTTAAGGATGGAGAAGGGCATGAAGCAGTCGGAACTGGCTGAAGCATTGCACTTTTCGCAGGGAATGGCATCCGCCTATGAAAACGGGCGTGAACCACCCTTTGATGTGCTTGTGCAGATTGCTAATTACTTCGATGTTTCAGCGGACTACCTGCTCGGCTTAACGAGTACGCGGAAGCAGGATACTGACGCGCTGATGACAGAAACGAATCGCGCAGCACAGCAGACAGAATCTGTTGGGGTTGTGCCAATTGCACCAGAGGACATCCGGGCGCTGATGGCTGCCATTACAGCATACACAGACGAACGCTGTCCCGTAGGTACTGCACCACTCGTCTTGTCGCGTGACATTATCCTTAAACTGACGGAAATGCTGAAAGCACTCAATCATGAGAGTGCGGCTGGCGTTCTGGATACGTGCAACGCGCTCATTAAAAGCGTGCTGGACGTCTCGAATATCACTTCGGAATACTTAACGCGAAACGAATGACAGGAGGTTTACCCACATGAAACGCTGGATTGCATCGGTTTTGACTGCCTGTTTCCTGCTGTCGGGCGCAGCAATGGCGGACGGCGTGCTGTCGGATGGCTGGCAGGAGGCCAGCACGGATGCGCTGCTCAATGCGCGGACGCAAATCAGCAATCAGCTTCGCAAAAGTACAATCTCCAACCCAAGCGCAGAAGCAGTTTCTTTTTCAGGCGAAGGCATGGAAATTCTTGATTCCTTTACGCTGGATGCCGGGGTCTGGTGTCGCTGGGTGACGCTGGACAAAAACGACTATTTCTATAAACTGCAAATCATTGAATCCAGCAACGGAAAGACGGATAAGGTTTATCTCTACCGTTCCGAAGTGGAACTGCTTCAATTTTCAGAAGCGCACACGTTTGATTATGTTTCCATTGAGATTGAACCCGGCTGGACAATCGAATATCGTCCGCTTGATTATAACGGAACGCTTGAACTGAGCGGCGATTCTTGCGCAGTGAGCTGCTTCACCTGCGACAAGCCGACGGTCGTAACGGTCACTGCGGCACGTCATAACATGGAAACAGGCTACTATGGCATCAACCTTTACAGCATCAATTCGCGTGGGAAACTGTCCCATGTCGATTACACAGCTTCGGACAACCTCGAAGAAGGTGAGGAAATAACGAAGCAAGCAATCATAAGCCCTTCGGATGATGTTGTCTGCTACATCTGGGAAGTCGTCTGTGACAAGGGTGTCGCGTGGAGCATCACCGCGAAATAACCCCACCGTAACACAAAAAGACCGGGCGTGTAACGCAAATCAGGCGCATGTTACACGTCCGTTTTTTGACCGACTTAATATAAGAAGCGTTACCGCCGTTACACAAGTAACGCAGAAAACACACACCTACCCCCTCTATATCTTTTCCAGAGAGGATGAGCAGCATGGGGGCAATCGAAAAGCGCGGTGAAAACACATGGCGCGTCGGGTTTCGGCGCTCGGTCGCGGACGGACGCGGTTGGGTGCGCAAGACGCTCTCGTTCCCGGCAGACATGCCCGAAGCAGAGCAGCGCAAAGCGTGCGAGGTGGAGCTGGCACGGCTGATTGTGCAGGAAGCCGACGGACGGCAGACCATGACCGCACCCTCCCAAGCAGACGTGCTGGCGCTGATTGAGAAGTACCACATCACGCCGGAGGATGCCGCGAAGCTCGGCGCAGGGAAGGGCAGCGAGCGCTGGAAGATAACCGTGCAGGAACTCTATGACCGGTGGATGGAAATCTACTGCATCCCCAACCTTGCACCCACGACCGCAAAGACGTATCGCTCGCTCATGGAGACGCGCGTCCTGCCGCTGATTGGCAATCGGCAAATCACCAGCTTGACCGCCTTCGATGCGCAGCAGCTGATTGCCAGCCTGCGGCAAGCGCCGCGGCGCACGACCGCCATCGACCCGGAACAGCGGAAGCGTAGAGCAGACCGCCAGCGTCAGCCGCAGCCGCCGAAGCCCCTGAGCGCCCGAACCGTCCAGCATCACTTCACGACCATCAGTGGCATGTTTGACATGGGCGTTTCGTGGAAGCTCATCCCGGAGAATCCATTCAAGGACGTGAAGCGCCCGACCGCACGTCGAAAGAAGCTGAAAGTGCTGGATGATGAACGCGCTGTCGAGCTTCTCCGGTGCTTGGCAAAAGAAGATTCGCTGTCCTTCCGCGCAGCAGTGATGCTTGCGCTGACGTGTGGACTTCGGCTTGGCGAGGTCGGCGCATTGTGCTGGGATGATGTAGACTGGAAGCGCTGCACCATCGACATCAGCCGAGGCCTGAACTATGTGCCGGAGCTGGGCAATTACACCTCCGACCCGAAAACCGAGGAAAGCAGCCGCACTATCGACCTGCCCGCAGGCATGATGACCTTGCTCCAAGAGACAAAGGCCTATCAGGACGACATTGCCGCCAAGCTGGGCGACCGCTGGCGCGGGCAAGGCCGCATCGTCTGCGGCTGGGATGGCACACCGCAGCACCACGACACGCCTTCCAAGCAGTTCCGCAAGTTCGCCGATAAGCACGGCTTCGAGGGCATCCGCTTCCATGATCTGCGCCATAGCCATGCCACCCTGCTCTTCGCCAACAACATGGATGCCGTCGCCGTCGCGCACCGCCTTGGTCACTCTTCGCCCGAAGTGACGTACCGCTTCTATGCTCATGCCATCAGCAGCCGTGATGCCGCCAGCGCCGCCGCCATGCAACACTACCTCGATGCCGCCACCGCCCCGAACACGTCACCCGCTTCGGACGAAGTGACCGCGCCGGACGCACAGCCCGCCTCCGCAGCACAATCCAGCACCGCTGCATCCGGCACATCCGCCGATAGCGCAGCCGATGCAGGCGCAAAAAAATAGCCCTCACCAAACTGGCTGGGGACAATCATTGGGGACACCTGTCCCCAAAACATCGAATGAAGCCAAGAAATATTGAATTTCCGCGTCAGAAAATGATGAAATCACGCAGTTTGAAGCCAAAATGAAAGATAATCAATGCAATCGCCCTGGCCAACGGCTCTTCGGGACCAAAAGGCCGCGGGTTCGAATCCCGCCACTTCGACACTTTTTACCATCTGCATTGCAAAATGCAGATGTTTTTTTCTTTTTATCCACAAGATATTGACCATATCCACATGCCACGCACCTTTTTTCTTCGTGGAAGCCGCCTTCTTGACCACATCATCCCACTGCATTGTTGAGCGGCTGATAGCTGCCGTCCTCGCGGAGGTGGGTGACGTATTCCATACAGAAAACCCTCCCGATATAATCAATTTGTGTGTATCTAATGCTAATAATAGTATAGCATCATAATAATCTGTTGTCAAGAAAAATAAAACTATCGAGCAGTTTTTGTCAAACACTTCCGGGAAAAACAATGCGCAAAGCAGGAATATATTTGTGCGCTGCTGCCCTTGCAATGCCGCCGCCAAAATGGTATGATGGAAATGAACAAAAAAATACAGAAAAGGAGTCTTCCACATGGCAAAGAAAACGAAAACCCAACCGAAAGCGCGTAAAACAATCACCTCCAATAATCTCGCTGATTTATCAAAACTCGTTCAAGCACTTGAAATAGACGATGAGAATCCGGAAAATCAGCAAAAGCCATCGGCGCTTGACAAAAAAATCATCTACAATGAGTTCCAGAATTCAACGTACACGCTGGTGTCGCCGATGGCATACCTTATTGGCATCGACAAAGAAAACTTTGGCGAAGAAAATGCAAGGCCGTTTCTGCTGAAAAGTTACGAAGAGCTGGATGCGCACAAAGAGGCGCGCATTATCCGCAATCTGTGCCGCATTCGCACGGCGATGGAACGCAATTATCCAGCCATTGTGAGTGAATTTCGCATGAGCTTCCGCAATATCGGCAGCGTGCCGAACCTCATTCCATCAGAAGCGGTGGCGCAGCTGGAACAGGACGGCGTCAGAATTTACAAAGCAAAGCCGGATATTGACGAATACATTATCAGCATCAATTGTGAAATCAGCAACCGAATCAATCAGGTGGCGCGCTTTTTCCCGGAATGGGTGAAGTGGGACTATGTGAAACCCATTTTCCTGATGCCGAACGGGACGAAAAAAGATGGTATCAAAAAAGCAGGGGAATACTATAAAAGCGATACCCGCCGCTATCCGTTCCACTGCTGGATTAACTGGGATGCCGTTTCCACAAGCCCGGAGAGCAAGGGCAACATCCTCTATAATGATGAAAAATTCGTAACGATTCTCTATGAGCGCCACGAGGACCGCTTTGAAAACCTGTCGCTGGTGCGCGATGCGGGCAACCACACGATGCGCAATCTGGGCAGGCTGCTGGGGCAGTGCAAAAAATGCCTGATTGCGGTGGACTGCGAAAATTCGGATGCCGTGAAGCTCGCGGCGGCGCTGAGCAGCCTCCCGACCGAGCAGCTGGGCAAAATATCCAAGGTGATTCTGTTTGACAGCGAGTATACAACGGCACAATGGAAAACGCTGGTTGACCGCACGCTCTCTACGACGGTGGATGAAAAAGCGAACCTTGAGCTGGAACATATTAAGGTCGAGCGGCTGAACCAGAACAAATCGCAGTGTGATATGGCGCTGGCGGTGCGGACAAGCCGCGAAGTGTATACCTCCGGCGTGGATGCGGTCATCCTTGTTTCGTCGGACAGCGACTACTGGGCGATGATTCGCCAGCTGGACAGTGTCCGCTTCCTTGTTATGCTGGAGAAGGGAAAAACGGGCATGGCCATCATGGACACCTTGGCGCGGCATGAAATCCCGTTCTGCTTCATTGACGACTTCTGCACGGCGGCGTCGTACAACATCAAAACCAGCACGCTGATCAATGCAATTCAGGAGCAAATCAATCAGCAGCTGGCGGGAGAAAGCACGAAACCATTCAACGTTCGCGAGATGATGGAGACGGCGCTGCAAAACTCGTGGATTATGATGACGGACAAGGAGAAGGAAGCGTTTTACAAGCGATACTTGCTGTGTATGAAACTGAATGTCAGCCCGGATGGCGCGGTCAGCATCACGCTGGGATAAAGGGCAGCGCCTCTGAACGGTGGAGCGAAGGAAGGCTTTGCTTGATGACTTGCCATTTCTGAACCTGCATGCGCCCTTTTAAACAGCATCGGCACAGCACCAAGTTTTCATTTGGCGCTGTGCCGATGATTTTTTGTGAGTTCGCAAGATGACAAATTTCCTCTTTATACTATTTCCGAATTGGTTCATCACGGAATCGACAAAGAAGGAAAGATGCGTTTTTATCCTCTTTTTCCTTATCCCTTGATATTCCTCACGCTGCCCCTTTCCACAAGGTGCACCGGCAAAATAACCTTCTTCTGCGCAATCTCTTCCTTCCGCAGCTGTGCCAAAATCATCTCCGTCGCCAAAGTGCCTTTCTTCTCCGAATCCTGATGAATCGTCGTCAGCCCCGGAATCGCCAGCTGCGAAATATAATGATCATCAAAGCCCACAATCGACTTATCGCGCGGCACACTTACCCCGCACTCATGCAGCCCGGACATGATGCCCGCCGCCAGAATATCCGCCGAGGCGAAAATCCCCGTGATTTCGGGACGTGTGCTGAGTTGATGCCCCAGCTTCTTGCCCTCCTGCACGGAAATTTCCTGCGTAAAGACAAGCGCCGGGTCGTACGGCACGCCGTATTCCGCCAAGGCGCGGCGGTAGCCCTGCAGGCGTAGTTCGATAACGCCCGCGGGGGAAATCGGCGGCGACGCGAACGCAATCACGCGGTGGCCGTTCTCCAGCAGGTGCTTCGTGGCGAGGTAGCCGCCTTTTTCATCCTCCAAGCCGACGCAGCAGATGTTCGGGTCGTCCACATAGCTGTCGATGAGGACGACGGGAATGCCCAATTTTGCTACGGCATCGAAGAACGAATCCTGAAACAGCCCCGTCATAATCAGCCCGGAGAGCCGCCAGCTGTGAATCAGCCCCTCCAGCGCGGCGACGCTTTCGGCGGAGCGCAGCATCAGGTAGTAGCCGGCTTCACGGGTGCGCTGCTCGACGCTGGCAGCGACGCTGCTCATGAAGGGGTCGCTGACGGTGCTGCCGGTGGTGCGCGGCGTGATGTAAGTGACCATGGCGATGATGGCGGACTGGTCGTTCGCCAGCGAGCGCGCGGACATGCTGGGAACGTAGTGTTCGCGCTCGATAATCTCCCAGATTTTTGCAACCTTCTTTTCGGAAACGCGGCTTTTGCGGTTATGCACCACGTTGGAAACGGTTGTAATGCTTACGCCTGCTTCGGCGGCAATGTCTTTGAGTGTGACCATGCGATGCTCCATTTTATGCAGTGTTTTAGGCGTGGTAATCTGCGCGGCTCAAAGAGAACGGACGAAGTCCGCGAAGTCCGTGCGCATCATAAAAAGTATACCAGTCTTTGAAGTTGTTCGCAAGCGGTTTCTGGAAAAAAATTAGGGCACCACCGCACAATTCGGCGGCGCGTCTGGCGATGTCTTTTCCGCCATCTGCGGCATGCAAATTCCTCGAT